TCAGTTTCATATGGGACAATTTCGTCTACATATTCTACTGCAAAAAGTTGTGTATATCTTTCAACCAATGTTTGAACTGGAGAATTTTTTTCAGCACGATCCAAAGATGGATCCACTTGCAAACCACAAATAAGATAATCACATTGTGATTTAGCTTCTCTTAACATAGCAATATGGCCTGCATGAAGTAAGTCAAATGTGGACGCTGTAAACCCTATAATCATCCATGCTCCTGATGAACTAATGTTTTATTATTCAAATTATATCGATCATCCATTTCAGGATGTTCAATTTGGTGGATACGAAGAATAATAAGTTGAGTCAATGCATGAACTAAGTGACTTTTACCAGATTCAGGATCAATGTCTTCACCCATCCAAAATGAATTTAAGTGGCGTTGAATAGAAGAATAAGTTCTACCAAAACCAGTAGAACCACCATCATCACGCCAATTGTTTTCGCCATATTTTTCTGCACCGAACGCAAAAATCTCGGCAATTTCTACCAAGATTTCAGGTGGAATAAGATGTAAAGGCGGTTTATTTAAATCGTATTTCATAATATCTCCATTTGATAGGTATATTATACAACATAATTTTTAGAATGTAAACAAAATTCTTTGCCATTCCATAAATAAATTCCATGTAATTGGTAATCACAGCTTAATTTATCACCAATAAAAATATATAGCCAATTAGGATATTGCCTCCAAGATTCAGAAGCAGCTTTATTTGCTCGTTCTAAAACGTAAGGAACATAATAATCGCCTTCGGTAACCTTTACTTCAACGGGATCATTTTGAGTATCAATAACATCTTTAAATGGTCGAGGATCGTCAGAAAATCCTCTATGCTTAATTAAATAAAGTTCAGCAGCATGGCCATAAAGTACTGTTTCAATAATATCTTCTAAAGATCTGCCTCTTCGAGTAGAAGGTTTTGAATGAATTAGTTTTGCTTCTGTTTCAGCTCTTGAATATAGTTCATAACCATCTAAATCATCAATTGCATTAAAGTTCATTACATATTACCATAAACAAATTCTATGGCCCTTTCAGCTTCTTTATCAAGTGGACGATTGTCATACCAATTGCCTGTTTCCATATCAAGCTCTTTACAAAGTTGAACTATTTCTTGAACTGTAATTGGATATTCACGCTTTACAGCATTACCAGCAATTGATACCATAATTCTATACATTAAATGATACCAACCGGTTCCTGTTGTTGCTTTATATTCTGTGATTAAGTTTTTGTTTATAAATGGACAATCATGATATGAAGTCCAAGTGATAGTTCTATTTTCCATTTGATCTTTACGATGTTGAATAATAGTTTTTTGCATTTCTTCTGGTAATCTATCGAAGAATGTAGCACCTTTCTTTTCAGGTAAAGGATGCTTATCTATTAAAGCATCTGGATCGATCCAAACGCCAGTACTATTAGTAAAAATAAAGTTATTAGCATTAGCATACGTCGCAGGGATGTAATACATCCTAGATAAGTCTTTAGTCTGGCGATCTCCGATTGATCCGAGCTCGGTATTGAGTGCATACCAAAATTTCTTGATTTTATCATTTTTAATCGATCCCTTAAGTGGGAAGATGAGTCTAAACTTAGGGTGATTGTTCGTACTACTAGCAGTACTGTAGCACACATAGTAATAATTGCCATAGCGATTAAATAATTCACGTTGTAAATCTCCTTCAAACACATGATCGTCTACATCGACTGCGGCCCAACCTGCCCAATTTAAAACGTTTGTATTTGCTCTAGTAGTGTTTGGTTGATATGTTGCTGGTGAAATTAATTGTGCGTCTTTTTTATCTTTCCTTTTAATATTAGAAAGATCATACAAAAGATTCTCGAACTGTTCCCAGCCCGAGAAATCCATTCTTTTTTCAGTTTTATTATCAAAGATGCTATTAAAAAGCGTCAGGGAGGTCCCCATGATTACCCTCATGCGTTGGTGCAGTCCAGCCAGCTGGCTTTAGAAGATCAGGCAATCCAAATGGATTTGGACGTCCTGGCTTTACACCAGGAGTTTTTGCCATATTTGCTTCATAAACTCGATTCCATGCTTCATTAGGATCCACACCAAATACATCTAGAGTACCAATAGCAAAAACACAAAGATCAATTAGGCCATCAACAATTTCTTCAGAATCTCCATCCATCCAAGCGTCAATTGTTTCATTCATTTCTTCATTACACATTTTCAAACGAAAGCGTAAATACTTTTTCATTAGTTCTTTATCATCTTTATTGGCTTCAAACCAATCGCGCACACCAAATTTGTGGTGCATCATCATAATATCATTTGCCCAATCAGACATTTAGTTCTCCTATACAATTTTCATTTGTTTCCAAGTGTCTTTCCAATCTTTTACTTGTATGGCTCTACCACCAGTACGTTTTACAATTTCACAAGCTAGTGGAAAATCATTTCCACCTGGGCTCATTTTGTCTCCAAAAAAGACAGCAGCACCATTTACATAACTTGCTATTTGCGATTTGTCATAACCCTTTGGGTAAATATCTAGTCCTGTTTCGCCTGCAACTTGAACAGAAATATTATCACCAAAGGTTAATAGAAATTCGTCAGCAATTGCTTCGCGTTCTTTTTTATGCTCATCCCATTGCTTATATAGAAATCTATCTTCCAATCCAGCATTTCTACCAACAATAGAAAAGTTAACCATTCCAGGTCTTTCTTCTAAATGATTACCAGTTTTATTATGAAACTTACTTTCGACTAATTTTGCTTCGAAAAAATCACGATGAATATCTTCTAAGACCCAATCATTTCTATGAACTTCTTTACCTTTTTTCCAAATAGAATTTCCAGAACAATTAAAGCATGTTTCAACAGTTTCACATATTTCTTCTCCAACTTGCTCAACTGTTTTTGGATAATCTGAGCCTGTCGCCAAATAGACAATATGTGTTTTTGCAAACCACAAAAAGTATTTTTCAAAATCAGAATCAATTCTACCCCTGCTTGGAGTAAGAGTACCATCTACATCAAATATCCATTTCATAATTTTTCTTTCTTACTTAATGACCAACCGCCATTAGGTAGTTCTTCCCAAAGTAAAGTATCGCCTTCATCCCAACCAACTTGGTTTAAAGCTTCTTCTGGAAATTCAATATAAAGCTCTTTAGTCTTTTGATTTTCTTTTACTTCCAGAACCCACCGGTTTTCGCTTAGTTTTTTTACGGTCATTAATACTAGCCTCTATTCTTTTCCATGAATCCCATTGTTTTTGTATGTCACCATAACGATACATAATTGTCCAAGCATCCATTATATTATTCCAAGATTGAATAATTAAATTACCCTTTTTGGTTTCTAATAATCTAAGCGCCGTTCCTGGATTTTTCTTAGGTCCAATAGTTACAGTATCTAAAACCTTACCTTTAACCTCGTTGAACATTTACTTCTCCTCATTGATAATAACTATTATACAACAGTTATTGAGAAATGTAAACATTTAATTTTGAGATCTCATCTTTTAAAGCAAGTTTTTTCTTTTTGTAATTAGTAATAATTTTGTCTGGAGCTTTTTCAGCTTCCAAAACTTCAATCTTTTTATGTAAATCTTTATGCCTTTGCTTTAATGTAACCAAACGGGCTTTAAGTTTTTCTATAGTAACCAATGTTTATCTCCTTACGCAAAGAAATCTTCAAGTGAAACCCTTTCTTCGATAGACCAACCAATAGCTTCTAAGATTGGTTCAATAGGATCGAGAAAGGTTTTTTGGAATTGCATATCGTAGTCAATATACTTATTTAGCTGTAATTCTTCTGGCAAAAAGTCCGGAAAAGAAATAACGTTTTCTTTAATTGGATTTGGCAATTTCAAATAACAAAACTTGATTTTTTCGCCATTCTGAATTAAAGTATATTTTTTGTCTAACCCTTTATCTTTTGTATAATGATTATATAGGATTGCTCCACGGACATGAATTGGAGTACCTTTTTTGTAAAGATTAGATCTATCCTTCCACTTTGTTACTTCATTCACACCTCGTGGAAAAGATACTTGCTCGGCTGGTAAAGATGTAAAGTATTCTTTGAACTGCTGAATAGCTTTTTGAGTAGCATTCTCATCACCGGTTACAATAACCTTGAATAGTTCTTTTAGAGCATCACGACACACTGAAGGTGTAGAACTTTTGATTGCTTCGATACCCATGATTTTAAGTTTTGGTTGAGCATATTGAACACCTTCATTATTGTGCACATTTAGAATATAACGTTTCTTTGCAGTCCAGATACCACGATCAGCAATTGCTTCACGTTCCATAACCATTCGAGGCATATAGCAATTGAATAGTTGAAATAGATCGTCATAAGAACGTTCAAGCATTGGTTGAAACTGATCTACACAAATTTGGTCAATCATTTGTACTTCATTTTCAGCAACATATTTTTCAACAAGTGGACCAAAGTTAACATAAACAGAATCGGTATCGATTGCAATTACATAATCTTTATTTGTGGTTCCAACAATTTTATTCATGAATTTATTTACAGCACGTTCAGCCCAGCGAATCACTGTTTGGCCAGTCAAGGTAATACCTTCTGCTACACGTAGATCAAAGTAGCGGAAGTATTTGTTACCTAGTGCACCATAAAGAGAGTTTAATAGGATTTTAATTGCCATTTGCTGGTTTTCATATCGAGCAATATCACGTTCAACTCGATACTTTTCAACAACATTATTTTTGTCAATAGTTTCGAGTTCTTGCTGAGAAGCTAGCATTTGCTTTTTTACAGCTTTACGTTCATTGTAATAGTCAACAATAATTTTTGGTAGAACACCTTGCTTATCTTTTGAGAAATATACACCATTAGCAGCAAGAGCATAATCAATGTTCATGCGTGAAAATTTACCCGCCAAAGCTTTGTCTGGATCCAAGTCTTCTCTAGCACCTTCAACAATAGTTTCAGGAGACATATTCCATTGAACAATAATGTTTGGATAAAGAGAATTCAAATCAAAAGAAACAACCCATTCATGTAAACCAACTTGTGGTGGTTTTACATAGCCACCTGGATAATCAGATTTAAACTTTTCTTCCATCGAAGGAATTACGATTCCTTGTTTACACAAGTCACGAAAGATAATTGAATCCCATATCGCAGTTGTTCCAAGAGTGTCAGTATAGTTTACACCGCCTCGATAAGCCATTGTAAGAGCTAGAGTAATCAAACCCATTTTATCTTCAAGACGATCAACCAATTGAACATCTTTGATATTATAGTCAATAAACTTTTGAAAGTCATGCTTATAAAGAGAGTGAAGTGATGTATGTTCTTCAAATGAAAGTTTGCGTTCACCAAGAACAACGTGACCAATATGATCCAGTTTATAAGATTCTTGAGCACCATAAGAGTAACCAAACTTTTTGAAAAGTTCTAAATAATCTAGAGAAGCAATACCCGTCAAATCATAATAGTTTTGTTCTCGACCTTGTGTAGTTACAGATCGTGAATTTACAAGATTCCAAGGAGAAAGTTTTTTGGCAAAGTCTTCACCAGCAACTTTTGTGATACGATTTACAAGATAGGGTATATCAAAAAAGCGAGTATTCCAACCAGTGACGACATCAGGGCTGTGACGATCTGAAGACCAATGAGCCAAGAAACGAAGGAGTAGTTCTCTTTCGTCACCACATTGTACATATACAATGTTGGAGGAATTAATACCATCGATAACACAAGCAGAAGGGTTATAATCATATAATCCCCAAACATAATAGACTCCGTCAATATTGTTTTTAATGGTGATAGAAATTACTGGGTAATTGGCTTCGTCTGGAGTAGGGAAGCCATCATCAGAAGCAACTTCAATATCGATCGTAGAAACATTAATAATGTCTCGATCAAATTGAATATCTTCTGGAAATTTTTCTTGAATGAAAGAAGACACAAAGTTGGTTTGACCATATAGTGTTTTATCAGCGCCGCCAACATCACGCCAACGCATTTGATAGTCTTTTACTTCTTTCATTGTATCAAACAAAATTGGAGAAACACGTATACCATTCATAGTATACGCGGTACCGTTTTCATCTGCTACATATAATGTTGGTGAAAATTTAATACGGTCTTCAAATCTGCGGCCATTTTTATAGCCACGATATAGAAGACTACTTCCATAACGAGTTACGTTAGTATAGAATTCCAAAGCTTTCCTCCATAGTCATAGTAAGTATTATATCAAGTTTTGTGGAGAAAGTAAACACGTTATATAATTAAAGATTGATTTTGTGTAATTATTTTTGAGTAAATTGTTTTGTACTTATTTAGAAGTCCTTCAGATGGATTTACTATCCATGCAATAAAATCTTCATCAACTACAAAGCCATTTTCAGGAATATCAGAATATGGCATAAAATCCATAAGGCCAATTCCTTTTTCTGTTGGAATAATTAAAGAAACATCTTCCAACATATATGAAGATTCAGATATAGTAACTTTTGCTAAGAGTTCTTCACCTGATTTTAATCTTAAAATTTTAATCATTTTAATTCCTATAATAAAGAAGAGGGCTTACGCCCTCTACATTAATCTTTCTTAGATACAAATGAATATAGCTCTTGAGCTTTTTTCATCATTTCTTCGATAGAATATGGTTCACAAGCTTTTTGAAATTCTTCAGCAGTAGCTTTATTTTGTTCGTATAAGTTACGAACAAAATCCATATTAATTTGATATTGTTGATCCATGTAATCTTTAGCCATAACCAACATATCAGCACGAATTTCAAAGGGGTTTTTATTAGCCATTATTTAATCACCTTAGCCATTGCTTCACCAGCTGCATTAGCAAATGTAGTAGTTTGTTTCATAGCTTCTTTGGTGAAATCAGTTTGAACTTTGATGAACTCATATAGAGGTTCACTCATTGCTTCATCTTTTACCCAAGTATCAACCCAACTCTTTTTTGCATTTTGGACCGCATCGATCCATACATTTGTTAGATAGTCTGTTGAGAACATAATAGTTCCTCCATGTAATGTGTGTGTTATAAGGGGCCTTGCGGCACCAAATTTTATTTTTTTAGCTTTGCAATTTGCATCATACAATTCTTAGATTCATCATAGTAACCAAGACTTGCAAGATGGGCAGATGCTCTGCTATATCCAACGATTTCTGACCAAGT